TCCTATTAAGTATGTTAGGAGTACAAAGTTGCAGTCAGGGGTGGACAATAGTAGGGGTAGAATTAACTCCAAGTGACACAGTAAAAAATACAGTATTTATTGAAATAGTAGATACTGATTCAATAGAGCATTGGTATCATGGAAAGATATATAGTGATGATAACTGGTGCTATAAACATGAACAATATGAGAACGTTGAGGCAAGATAATGGACACGACAGCAATGTTAGAGGCTTATGGGGAGTTGGGGGTAATAGGAATCTGCATGATTCTTTTTGGTTTTATGATAACCAATTTAATAAAAGAAAACAAATCTCAAACTACTCATATTGATGAAATACAACAAGATCTTTCTGCTATGAAAGCAGAATTAAACAATACTATGAATATATGTGTAAAACTTATTGATTCTGTAAATTCATTTAAGGGAAGTATGCACGATAAAATGGATCGTAGGCATGAAGCTCTAATGAAAGATGTAGATGATTTAAGTGATAAAATTAGCTATATGTCTGGAAGATTAAATGGTGGGGGTAAACATTAATGGATAGTTTAAAAGTTGCTTCGATAAGCTTTGCAAATTATGGAGCTTATTTAGCTGAAATTAACTTACTATTACAATGCATTGTAGCTGTAATGAGTATAATATACTTAGCAATAAAAATAAAAGGAAAAAAGTAATGGACATTAAATCAATGTTAGTAAAAGTTGCTGAAGAGCAAGCAGATAAAATGAAAGAGCAGGCTGTAGGATATACCCAATCAGAAGAATTTGCTGAAAAAATGGCTCAGTTAATGAATGATAAAATAAACATTCCATTTGTAAAAGAAGAAAAAGAAGGCGAACTGTTTAAAGAGTTTGCTGAAGTAGTACAAGATTTAATTGCAGGTATATTTAAAAAATAATGCCTAAAAAACGTGATCCAAGATTATCTAGGTATGGACTAAAAGGGTACAATAAGCCGAAGCGTACCCCTAGCCATCCTAAGAAATCCCATGTAGTTCTTGCAAAGGTTGGTAGTAAGGTTAAGCTTATTAGGTTTGGGCAACAGGGTGCTAAAACAGCAGGTAAACCAAAGCGAGGTGAATCTGCTAGAATGAAAGCAAAACGTAAATCATTTAAAGCTAGACATCGTAAAAATATAGCAAGAGGCAAAATGTCTGGCAGTTATTGGGCAAATAAAGTAAAGTGGTAATATTATGAAAACAAAAGGGGTTAGTTTAGCTGGTTTAAATAAAAGACAAATGACAGCTATGAGAAAACATTCAAAACATCATACAGTAAAACATCTAAGGTCTATGGTTAGAGCAATGAAAAGAGGAAGAACTTTTACTCAAGCACATAAATCAGCTATGAAAAGCGTTGGCAAATGAAAAAAAAAAGAAAAAAACATAAATCAAAGTCTAGAGTAAATGAAGCAGGTAATTATACTAAGCCTACTATGAGAAAAAGACTTTTTTATCGTATCAAAGCAGGTAGTAAAGGTGGAAAAGCAGGACAATGGTCTGCTAGAAAAGCTCAAATGCTTGCTAGGGCGTATAAAAAAGCTGGAGGTGGTTATAAGTAATGGCTTTAAAAAAAACACAGAAAAGCTTAAAAAAATGGACAAAGCAAGAGTGGGATTACGTTACAAAAGGTGATTCAAAAAAACCAAGAAGAAAACGTGGTCGTTATCTACCTAAGTCTGTTAGAAAAAGTCTTAGTGCTAGTGAAAAATCTTACACTAATAGACAAAAAAGAAAGGCTTCTGCAAAAGGAAAGCAGAGAGCAAAGTACAGTAAAAAAGTAGCAAAAAGAGTAAGGAGAGCAAGATAATGCCAATGGGAAAAGGATATGGTTTTGGAAAAGCAAAGCCAAAGAAAAAACGTAAAAAAATGAAAAAAAAGAAGAAGAAATAATGTATAAGTTCGGTAGACGGAGTCGAGAAAGACTCAAAGGGGTAGATGCTAGACTGGTAAATGTGTTAAATGAATTAATTAAAATGATGGATGTTACTATTATTGAAGGACTCCGTTCTGCTGAACGTCAAGAAGAACTTTTAGCAAAAGGAGCTACTAAAGTAAAGTACTCTAAACATATGGAAGGTAAAGCAGTTGACTTAGCTCCATACCCAATAGATTGGGAAAATAGAGATGGATTTTATTACATGGGTGGAATGATTCGTGGCATAGCTAAACAAATGGGGGTAGACATAAGGTTTGGTGGAGACTGGGATAGTGATGGAGACACGAAAGATAACAGCTTTGATGATTTAGTTCATATAGAGATAAAAAATTAAACATTACCCTTGTATTAAAAACATTTATTATATAAGTTAGGAACAATATGGCGTACTGTACAACAAGAGATTTAAAAGATGTATTTCCATCAATAGATGAATTTGACACTAAAACTGCTTTATATGGCTTTGTAGTAAGTGCTGGAAGCAGATATGTTGCAAACAATGTAGGATTAGTTACTCAGTTGTTTGCTAATGGTGAAAATTTAGGGGCAGGACAATCAAGCGTATCAGATGTAAACGCCAATGGGAGATGGTATTACGATGATTCAAATGATGCTGTTTACTATTATAACGATACAACAAACCCAAATGATATGCTTATTGAGTCAGGTGATGATTGGGATACTCTACGGACACGCTATATATCAAATGCCGAAAAATACCTTGATTCTAGGTTAGATGGCAGACTGCCCCGAAAACAGTTCAAAGATAAAGATGGTAACTATGATTACTCCATAGTAAGAACAACTGCATTAATTGCTTGTTATTTTCTTATTAGAGCAAATGACCCTACATCTGAAGTAGGTAATGCTTTATTTGAAGAAGCAGAAAGAAATATACTGTCATTAAATGATGGTAGCACCAAGTTGTCTTGGCAAGTTTCAGGTGATGCTAGTAAAGGAGTAATTAGACAAGTATCTGTAAGTGGTTCTATAAATATAGTAGACACAAGAGGTCACTACTATGATGTGTACGATAAGATTGGTGTAAAGATTACCACAGGTGGTGCTATAGGAACTGCTGTGTACTCTGTTTGGCACAAAGATGCTGATAAACTAGGCTCTGAAAGAATGAACAATAGTGAAGTAGCAGATTACACAGAAACCATCAATGGTCAATATCAACCACTAGCTAACGATGTTTACATTAGATTTGCAGGTGATACAGCAGATACAGCTACACTAAATGACAAATGGGAAATAGAGTTCTTTGGCAAGAATGAATCAGTAGATGATAATGGGATGCCATACTCAATCAGGATGACTAGAACCTAATGGCAATTACATTTGTTAACATTTGGGAAACAAAAATTTTGGATACTATTAGAACTTTTTTAAATAATGAGTTTGCAGGTAGTATCCCAGTATATACAGGAAACTTTAAGGATATGGGCAATCAGTCCATACGTCTTAATCCAATAGGAAGTGACTTACTTCGTATTGATGCTACTAGAGCAGAAACTAGAGAATACATTGTGGATGTGTCTTATACATTTAAAGAAAAAGTATTAAAGAAAGATACTTGGGAACATATTTTAAGACAGGTTTCACATATAGAGGCTTTATTTCACAATAATTACAAGGGTTCAGGTAATACATTTTACGATGGAAGATTTGAAACAACTCGAATAAATGAAAAGACAGAAGAAGAAGAAGAGATTGAAGGGTTAAACGTAATTAGATGGGAATGGAGGGGAACTTACACAGGGAATACAACATAGGAAAGTAATAAGGATTACTATGAAAGTAAAATTAAAAAAAGATGTAAAGGTATCAGATATACCTAGAGTTAGTGGAGAGCATAAAAGATTGATTAATGCTTTATCCAACAATAAAGAAGCAGAGCTTGAAGTTATGTTAAAAGGTATGGATGCCTTTGTTGAAGAATCTTCAGCTAAGTTAAAGAAAGGAGATAAGTAATGTCAAATTTTTATAGTTCAAAAGAATTAACAGTTGGAGTTGGTTTAGATGCTAGTACAGTAGGATCACCTTTTGCTGGAACATTTACTCAAATAGAAGCAGATAATGTAGCATTTCCTACATTTAATGATCTACTTGTAGAAAGAAGAGGTGGTTCAGCATCAGGAACTCTTATAGCAAGTTCAGATGTATTTCATTATACACCCGGAGCAACAATAGAAGTTTCTATTAGTGGATACATGACAGATGAGTTATTTCCTATTTTAACGGCAAATGCTTTTGGACAAGCATACTCTAGTAATGTACTATCAATAGCAAATGCTGTTGTTGCAAACAAAACATTTGAGCATGGAGCAACATCTGCTAATGAAAATACATTATCGTTTGCATTTAATGGAATTGGTGGAACTGGATTTGATGATTGTGTTGTAGTTCCCGGATGTGTAATAACAAGTCTTGAACTAACTGCTGATCCTAATGAGGATGGTGGTAGAATGAAATTTAGCTTAACTGCTACATCTAGGACTCCTCTTACACAAGGAAGTACATTTTCAACAACTGCTAGTACAATGGGTGCTTACAGTACAAATTATACATTTTTAGGTGATTTTTCAGATCATACTAAAGTAAATAATGCAACTGCAATTCTAAAAAGTTTTGCAATGACTATTGAAAATCCAGTTATATTTTCTGGTAATGGTGGCTCAGGAGGAACAGGAGCACCACAAACATATATAAGGTCTATTCCTGAAATGATAGTAACAGTAAATCCTGTAATTAAGTATGATACAAATTTTGATACTTTATGGGAGTTAAGTAGAAATCAAGGAACATCTTTAGCAAGTCCAGCATTTGAAATGGCTGATAATTCAACATATTCATCAGGAAATAGAGCTATAAGAATTACGGATGCAAGTGTTCAAGAGTTATCTTTTGATGAAGGAGATTTTTTAGGACTTAATGTTAATATGAAAGCAAGAGGGGATGCTGATCCATCAATTTACTTTAAATACGCATAAGGAATAAACAATGAGTAAACATAAACTATCTACTGGAAAAGAAATAAAACTAAAAGAAATGTCTGTAGATGATATGGATTACTGCAATGATCTACCTCAAATGAGATACGAAGGTAATGAGATTGTAGCTATAACTAATCTAGCAAAAGCAAGAACTGCTTGGATTAGAAAAGGTGTAGAAGGAGCAGATGACTCTTTTATTAAAGCGTTGACAGAAGATGAAAAAAACGAACTGTCTTTAGCTGTACAAGAGCATCAACGCTTGGGGGAATAGAATCCCTCACTCTTGAAACAAACTTCTTACTAGACAAAAGATGTGAGGGGTGTAGGTATCACCAATACCCCTACAAGGCTCAAATTCCTATCTTAATCGAGGGAAAATATGAAACTCGTATGTTTACATCAGATGAGGATGTTTGGACTGTGATAGAGCTAATTAAGAAAGAAACAAAACAACATAATGAAGAGGGCAGGAATTTTAACATTGCTGAATCAGTAATGGCACAACTGCCCTTTTTTGCTTGTACTAATATGATGTTAGACTCAAAATCACAAAAAGATATAGCAAGATTTATGTATGCAAGACAATTTAAAATATCTCCATATAAAGGGAGTTATGGAGATCAACCTAAAAAATGGGTTGAAAAAAGCTTTTTATTGACAAACTTAATAGAAAGACAAAAAGCAAAGGCAATAAAAAATGGCTGAACAAAATACAATAACTATACAGTTTGGTGCTAAAGGAGATAGGGATGTTATTGATGCTATTAACAAATTAGATCAATCAACAAAAAAACTTATAGATACCCAAGCTAAATTAGTTAATAGAAACAAACAACAAAAAACTCAAGAAGATAAAAATAAAAAATCTATAGATACATTAAGAGTAAAGTTGCAAGCTCTCGGTCTTGATTACAATAAAATTATTTTACAAAATAAAAATTACTCTTCTGCTATAAATGGAAGTAGAGTTTCTTTAGAAAAATTAAAAATTTCTACTAGAAAAGTTATAGCCGAACAACAAAAAGCTGATATATCTACAAGAATACTTGGTGGGTCATTTGCTGTCTTAAGATCAAAAATGCTTTTATTTAATTTTGCTTTAGGGTTAGGTGTTAGGCAAATAGGCAGATTAGTTGGTGAAGCTTCTAGAGTTCAGGCAATGGAAACAGCATTTAATACTTTATCTGGAGCAACTGAAAACTCATCTATTGCATTAAATAAACTAACAGATGCAACAGATGGAACAATGACATCTTTTGATTTATTTCAGCAAGCTAACAATGCAATGATTTTAGGTGTAACTAAAAACTCAGATGAAATGGCTGAAATGTTTGACATTGCTCAAAGGCTTGGTAGAGCATTAGGAAGAGATACTGCAAGTTCTGTTGAGTCTTTAGTTACTGGTATTGGTAGGCAGTCAAGGCTTATGCTTGATAATATTGGTATTATTGTAAAATCAGAAGAAGCTTATGAAAGATTTGCTCAGGCTAACAATACAACAGTAGATGCTTTAACAGATGCTCAGAAAAAACAAGCTTTTCTTGAAGCTACTATGGAATCTGCTAGAGCAAAAGTAAAAACTTTAGGAGAAGAAACTCTTAGTACTAAAGACAGATTTGATCAATTATCTGCTTCATCTGCTGATTTATCTACTGAAATTGGAAAAACACTAGCTCCTTTATTTGGCAGTTTAGCAAAAAATACAACTAATGTTTTTAGCAATATGACTGAGTTGTTAAAAATATTTAATCATACAAAAGGAACAGCATTAGAGTTTGCTTTGGCTACAGAAGAAGCTGAACAAATGATAGAAAAACTAACAAAAAGCACAGGTATAAATGTAGATACAAATAAGTCATTAATACAGCAATTAGTAGATATTGGACATAGTCGTGAATTAAGTTTTAGACAAGGAGAAAAGTTGTCTACTATGTTGCACAAATTAAAAAAAGCAGAAAAAGCATATAAAGAAGAAGTAGACAGACAAAAAGAATTAGAAGAAGTTAGAAATAAACAAATTGAACAATCTAACAAACTTAAAGAAACAGAAGAACAAAAAGCAGAGCAAGAAAAAAAGAGTGCAGAGCAAGCAAAATTTATTTCTGAGCAAAGAAATATTCAAAGTCAACAAGCATTAGAACAAATGCAAGCTTTAATACAAGCAACTAAAGATTTACATACTCAGGAATTATTAGCAACTCAAGCAGTAGAAGCAAACATATCAAATACCAATTTGCAAGTAGATGTAATGAAAGTGTTGGATACTCAGCAAAAATTTGCTGTATCTAATATGATGAACCTTAGTAATGCTATGGCTGATGCAATGATTAATGGTCAAAATATGGGAGATGCAGTTGTAAGTAGTTTAAAAGCTATAGCAACTCAATTAATTGCAAAAGCTGGAGTATTTGCTTTATTAAGTACATTTTTTGCACCGGCACAATTAACTCAAGCTACAGGAGGATTTTTAAACTTTCTTATTGCTCACACAGGGGGTTTAGTAAAAGATAATAAAATTCAAAAATTTGCAACAGGTGGTCAAGTTCAAGGAAGAGATAATGTTCCTATAATGGCTCAGGCAGGTGAATTTATAATTAGAAAAGAAATTGTAGATAGGGTAGGAGTTGATAGTTTAGCTAGTTTAAATAATGGAGAAACATCAACAAATAGTAGCACAATTAATGTAACAATACAAGGTGGAGTAGTAGATGACAGTTATGTTAATAATACTCTTATACCTGCACTAAACAAAGCAACATCACTAGGAAATAAAATAAATGCTTAGTTTTGATTCATCCTTATCCAACTCATTAAATAACTCAAATACAACAGCATTTTGGGTGCTAAAACTATACTATAACGATGAGTCTAATTTTATAGGAATATCAGATATTGATAGGTCTGATGGTAGTGATTTTTATTATGGTATTGCATCTTCATGGGGAAACTACAGTCAATCTTTAGATTTTTTTAACTTTAGCACATCTACAAGCAATATGACAGTTAGTTTAATAAATACTGATCGTGCTATTCAAAATGGTAGATTTTCAGATTTATTTGCAACAAATAATTTTAGCAATCGTAAATGGGAGCTTTTTTTAAATACAAATCAAACATCTACTTTAGATACATCTACTAGAATGATTGGCACAGGAGTAATATCTGGAGATATAAAATATGGATTAGACTCAATAGAATTGTTATTATTAGATAAAAGTAGCGTGTATCATAAACAAATACCTAGTGCTACAGTTGATTCTAGTACCTATGCATCTGCTCCTGAAAAAAATATAGGAAAACCAGTTCCAATGTCTTATGGTAGCTTTGATCAAACTACATCTGATATTTATTATAAACAATTTTTTGCTAATGGTCGTTTTCCTGCGATTATAGTAAATAGATGTAATAACTCAGGAGAGATTGAAGCGTTGCCTGACACCGATCAAGGCTCTGCTGTAAAATTAACACAATTAAGAGAGTCTAATGTTTATATTAATAAATCAGGAGAGTTTCTTTCAGCAGTAGAAAGCAATGTTACTGTTACAGAAAACCCTAGCTCAACATCACATAATATAATTAAAGCCAAAGGAACTAATTATTTTTACAGGCTACCTTTAACTGATTCGTTTACAGCAGAAGAAAGCTACACAAATACAGATCGGTCTGTTGATAATAGCACTACTACTTTTGCTTCATTTAATTCAGGTACTATAATACAAGAACAGTTTCTCAGTAATTCAAGTGTAGGAGAAAAAAACTTAACATTTAATGTTCCTACAGTACCTAAGCTTGGTGAATTATATGATAATAACGATATTTTTCTTGTAAGCAAAACAAGTAATTTTGATGCAGATAATGCGAGTGCTGTAGAAGTAGAGCTTGTAAGTGGAACAACTTTTAGTCCAACAATAAATTCAAATGGAATCCATATTGCTAATTTAACAGGTAAATATTCAGCTAGCGAGCTTAGTTCAGCATCTATTGATTCTAATACGCTAACTGTAAGGAATACAATAACAGCAGGTCAGGGTGATAATAGTATGTCTTATAGGTTGTTAGATATGTGGCTTATGCTTGAATTTAGACCAAGTCAAGTATTTTCAAAAACTATACAAGAAGAATATGAAAAAATAGTTGGATATTCTGTATCTACTCAATTTGAACAAAATGATAGCGTAGAAGAAACAGTAATAGCAACAAGAACTAAAACATTAAGAACGCCAGCAGAAGTAGATTATTTGTACTTTTCAGGAGAAGGTAGAGAATATATGTCTTGGATAGATGCAGACTCAAGAAACAATGGATATAATGAAGGTAATTTACTTGAAAATCCAATTTATATTATAGAAGATTCATTAAGAACTGAATTAGGATTAAGTTCTTCGAATATAGATCATTCTTTATTTGATATATCTGGCAACACTACAAATGGTCATCTTGGAGATATTTTAAATGATGCTGTTAGCGATGTTAAATTTGCTTTTTCT